CGTTTACTTGTATTATTTGCATCTCTATTTTGAGCAGAACGTACGAGCGAATCATAACTTGAATTTGACCACTTACCGTAGTTATATGAAGTACCAGTCATAGGAATTTGCATAAAAGTCATTGGATCGTTAAAGTCTTTATAATATGTGGTATTATCCTACATAGCTTGATAACATTAGATTTACAAAGAGTTATTGCACATACGGTAACATAAAATAATACTATTTTTACGTACTTTTTACGTAGAAACACCACCTAAGATTCATTTCTCAGGTGGTGTTTCTAATTTCATGGATTATGCTTTTATTATAATTTTATTCTTCATAGTAAGCAACTTTTTAAATCAGATTTTTATTCTCCTATAAACTACCGTGATGAAATATTATTCAAATTTTCTCTTCTTTGAGTAATATATTTTTCTATTAGTTCAAGATCATCTTCACTTGCTAAGTTTAAAATAAAACTTTTAGCTGTTGATCTTTTACTAATATATTTCTTTCTTTCTTTATTCTTTTCATCCCATTTCTTGTTAGCTCTTGCTTTGGCTTCAGTATATTTTGCCATTTAAATCCATCCTTAAAATATCTTAAATAAAGTAACAATTACTAATACTAGTAATGCTATTTCACCAATAAATAAGCCAATTACATGCGGTCTTAAATCTAAATCAAACTTAAATTTAATACCATTAATATTTTTGTTAAATTTGTACTGTTTCATTATTTGCCTTTTATAGTATTAATTGCTAAAATGCATATGACAAGGAGAGGGGTTAGCCCCCTCTGATTGTCACCATTTTATGCGAATGGTTAAAGTCGGAATTAGTAGAACTAGTTTGAAAGTTATCTCTACTTCTTTCGGCTTTTTTATTTTGCTTTTTAGCAACCTTAACAAAGGTCTCACCTCTTTTCCATCCCATATTTCTTTCCTCCTTTCACTATATATAATACACGTATTAACGTGTATTGTCAATAAATTATTTTAAAAAATAAAAAAGCCACCCTCGGGAAATCCCGAGAGTGGCTTAACTGCTACATTTAATTTAAATTACAAGTTTACAATAAATATTATAAAACGATATAAGCACGATTACCAGTCACATAGACAGTTTTACCTTTGTAGCTGTCTTTTAACTTTAAAAATCTGCCTGATCGTCCTACAATCTCGACTCTATCATTAAGCTTAAAAGCATACGCCTTAGCACTGTCAGCCTTAGGCTCATATAAAGCATGAGTGTTTGGCATTACAATCTTAGCAACTGCGTGCTTGCTGTTGCTATAGGCGATTGGATTAAGCTTGATGTAAACGGCACGTCCATCAAAGTATTGATCTTTGCCTACTTTAACGGCTCCGTTTTCAAGGGCTAAAATTTCCCATTCTGATCCTTGTGGCTTTAGCTTATCAGATTGGCGCTTATCTAGCTTAGAGCTAGTATACACATATGCACCATTGCCATTAGCTACAACAGCAACTCCGCCAACATTCCATTTAACGACGGGATGCAAAGATAAGTCCTTAGGAGTTCCTGCTGGCTTATCTGAGCTAACTTTAAGGTCAACTAGTGAGATATTGCCATCAACGTTATACCCTTTCCAGTTGTCTGTAAATTGCCAAATGGCAACTCCATCCATTGAGGGGAAGTAGCGGAAGTCAGATGTTGATACTGCACCTGGAAGAGGATAAGCTGCTACCCAAATACAATCACCAAACAGCTTAACAATACGGTTAGTATCTAAGTGATTGCGCAAGTTAGACGCGCCTGAGTAAATCAACGGTTTGTAGCCTGCTGACTTGATTACACTCATAGCTGTCATTACGGCATCCGTATTACCAGATTTTGGGCCATCAACGCGGTTTCCGTCACCAGTTTCCCAGTCGTCAGCAATGTAAGAACCTGCCGGCAAGCCAAATTCTTTTGCTTTTTTAATTGCAAATTCTGCTTCTGCCTTGGCTTGTGTGGCGTTAGCAGAGTGCAGAGCAAAGAAGTAGCCCATTGGCATAATGCCATTTGCCTTAGCGGATTTAATTTGTGCTTCCGCCTTTGGGTTGATATAGCCTGTACCTTCGGTTAGCTTTACAAGAGCAAACTTAGCTCCTGAGTAATTAACGGTGCTTGATTGGTAGATTGCGAGATCGACCCCGTAACTTCTTTTTGGCACGTTTAAGCTTGACATTGCCATCTTCTCCTTTCTTTTCGTGCTTAAAAGACTCAAAGATGTACTCGTTATAAGTCATACGTCTATTCATCAGTATCACCTTGTACAAATCCGATTTGCTTAGCGTCTTCATCGTCAGATGTTGAATCGGTTTGTGTAGGTTTATTTTCGGTGACTGGTCTTTGATCATAAGCGTTTTGGACGGCTCCTTGGGCAACTGGCTTAGTAATTGGCTTACCTTCGGCCTTTGCTTGCTCCATCAGATCTTCAACCGCCTTAGCCTTTTTACCAGCTCCTGAAAGATCAAGCGTAGCAGCTTCCGCTACTACGAACTTAGCGATCTCGTCAATGGCCATCACTTGCTTTGGCAATGGCTTTGCTGACTTGCTCGCAATATAGTCAATTGCCGTAGAAATCCCTTTAGATACTGCCACAACCACAATTAAGGCGATCAAAAGGTAATTAGTGAGTTGTTCTTGTGTCATCATCAAGCACCTTCTTTGTATTTTCAACTACTGGGGTTTTAACTTCGGCTTCTGGGTCCTTGACTGCAGTTTCGTCTTTAATGCCGGCGAAATATCTTACCCACTTGGTAACTTCATTTCTAATGTCCTGTGGCACTGCGTCCACAGTGATAATGCCATCTTGGACTAAAGATACATAATTAATGATTCTTGTGTTTGGCTTCATAATTGCCCAATTCCTTTCTTAATTTTTCGTTTTCTTTTCTTAATTCCCTATTTTCTTCGATCACAGCTTGGGCGTCTTGCTGCAAAAAGTTGTGATTATCTTGTCTCGTTAATCTCTTATCACTTAGATAACTCGTAAACATCCCTGCCAAAAAGGGAGCTAGTACGCTAAGCAGGTCTTTAAGACTTTGCAAGTGTATCAGCCCCCTTTCTTAGTGCTCTGGCTCATATTCATACGCAATTTGCATGAGATTGATGATACTGTAAATCTCAAAAATTACGTTTGGGTGGAATCGATAGTACCCAACTCCAATGATGTGGAAGGATTCGGCAACCAGCAGAACTGTTAAAAACGCGACTGAGACGCCTAGCCCTAGCTTTACTAGCAAATCCTTATGAATGTCAAAAACACCGCACACGATTAGCAAAATTCCAGCCAGAAGGCCGATCACATCGACCGACATATTATTCCATGCTGGTGCTAAATTTGGAGGATAAAAAAAGTAGGTTCGGTCATAGATAAAACACAGAGCCAAACCTACAATGAGTAATCCCGTTTTTACAAAATTAAAGCGATTAAGCTTGTGGAGTTGTTTGTGCTGCAACATAAGCCTCGCCCACAATCTTTTGATAATTTTCTGGTGACAAGAAGCCTTGTACAACTAAGCCTTTCATGCCATTTTTATCGTAGATACCAAATTGGTAGTCCATTGTGTACATTTCCAAAAAGTTTGCTTGAATTTGTTCCATCAAAGTCATAATTAGTTACCTCCGTTTTCTTGCTTAGTATCAGTTGTTTGAGTAGTTACAGGTTGGTTAGCATTTGGCATCGCCTTAACCACAGTAGCCAAAGTTTGTTGCATAGTAGCAAGCATCTTGTTTGTATTTTGAGTTTGTTCAGTAAAGCTCTTCATAAATGCCACATTTTGTTGAGATGATTTGGCCTGAATTTGTTGCATAGACTTCAATGCTTGGTCCGCACGGTCATTAGCTACATCAAGTTCTTCACTCTTCTTGTCTAATTCTTCCAACTTAGCTTGTGCTCTTGCCAAAATTTGAGTTTGAGCATTCTTATCGTTTTCTACCCAACCGCCTTCGTCTACTTTGTAAACAGGGTCTACTAAGCTATCGTCAGGGCGTTCCTTGTACATATGCCAAGGCAATACGCTTAAATCTTCACCTTCGAACACTGGGACGGCCTTATGATGCCATAAAGCAATGGTGGCGTCTGGGTCCGAAATATAAACAAAGCCTGTCAATTGTGGGAATTGCTTTTTTAAAGTTGCTTCTTGGGATGCAACCGAATCAGTTGCTTGTACTTGTGTAGCATTTTCACCTGCTACTAGTGTTGCTTGTGTTTCGTCAGCCATGAGCTAACTCCTTTCATTAAAAAAGCCCACACGAACGCCGTGTGAGCAAGGTTTATTAAAAAATGTTTTTCCTAGATACTTTATGATATGGTTATTATTTTTCAAGTTAGACAATAGTCAAAATTACATAATCATATTCACCAATTTCATCATCAGTAGCATGATAGTCATCTACATCAAAGCTAAAAACAAAGTTATTAGCTGTTTTTCCACCATCTACATTTACTCCTACCTTGGAAATCTGAGCACTTCTAAAATAGTTATTATAGGTTTCATCAAGATACCAAGTAATTTTATCTGAGAGGGATGAATTATCTGATCTGATAAAAGAAACTGGAATAGATTCTTTGGCATAATACTTACTATTTCCATCTGGATTAGTAGGGTTTGAGGTGTATCTAGACGTTGCATACATCACTTTTACTTTACTATCCACTGATAATTTATCAGCAATATTGTCATTAAAAATTACATTTACACCAAACTCCATATATTGACCAGTTGAGAACCTAGGGGGACTTGCAAGATAACCGTATTCATTATATCCAGTTTCTTGAGTACCAATTTTTATTTGATATCCTGCTGGAAAATATCTGTACCATACAAGTTTGCCATTACGATATACTTGATGGACTTGTTTGCCATTACGATAGATTTCTGTGGGTTGTTTCCCATTTCTAATTAAAGCCATCCAAACCACCTTATTTAATAAATATATGCCGTACCATTAGGATTATTTTTACTCCAGTTAATACCAGCATTAAGATCTGTAGTATCATAGTGATTATTTTTCAACTGATTAATTTGATTCTGCAACTCACTAGTATCCCGAGTATCTACCAGTCGTTGCCAAATTGCTCCTCGAAGACCTCGATTATTGGTTTGACGCCACCAAATTTGTCCTCCAGAGTCAATGTAGAATTGAATAATAGAATTGCCGTCGTATCTTAAAGTTTGAATCCATCCCCACTTAATTCCAGCCACAGGACCGTTTTTAAATGTTACCTTAACAAATTTAAAAATCCCAGTTTTATAAAGATAATCATTACAGTTTACTTCTCGGTTGGTAGCAACTATGTTGTTATTAAAAGTGTAATTCTGTAAGTCGCCTTGTACAGCTACGTTGGGTTTGTTATTGATATGATCCCAATCAACCGTACCAGTAAAGTGGCCATCGCTAGTAATGGCTGATGTTTCGGCACCATTCTTTCTAAAACTAAAATGATTTGAACCATCATCACCTAGATCAAATGCTAAGTCTAGATTGTCATTGCCATCTTGATCGCCATAAATTCTTGCATTATCAGTACCACCAATCCATACAAGTCCACCTAGATTTCCAGTATTATCACTGATGCCTCCACCAGTCCATTGGATTATGGATCTTAAGTCCATATTTCCACCAGATAATGGCAAGCGTATATTAGCATTATCGTTAGCACTTGCTATTTTTTTAAGAATATCATCAGTATTTACATATGCTAGTCGTTGCCAGCCATTATAGATTCCAGCACCAATTCCGCGATAATAAATGGCATCATGATCACTAGTTGAAAAAGCTAGTTGCCAACCATCACCATCTTCACGATAGCAAATAATCATTCCAAAATGATCTATTGGAGGGATATTCTTAATAGCTTGCCATTGATTTTCTGTTAAATTTCGAGTGTTGTATCTTCCTTCTAGTAAGTTGTTTAAGTCAGTAACCCCAATAGGATAAGGTTTTGCAATTGCAACAGCGGACTTTGTAGCGTATGTACTAGATAAACCATCAATCTTAGATTGAATAAGGTTATTAACGTAATTTTCCGATAAATTACTTGTATTAATCTCTTTCCAATTTGTCCAGTTCCCTTGAAGTCTTACTCGATATCTCACGCGAAAATCCAAAGTATCAAGATTACCATAAGTTTCAGTTAAATTTGAAAATTCAACTTGATAAATGTTATCTCCGTCATTAAAAACCTTTAAAAGAATCGGTCTATCTGATAGATATCCTGGATTAAATTCATAGGTTCCTGAATTAGTTAAATTATCAACATTATTTTGTGGCTGTGCGGAATCAACTTTTATAATTTGCTCGCTATCCACGACTAAATTCAAAATGCCTTTCGCGTCTGGTGTAACAATATTTCCTTCATTAATTTTTGCACCTTTAACTTTCCCGGCTTCTGCAATTTTAGGATCATATTCAGTCTTTAATTTTTCAATTGCAGCATTAACGTCTGAGATATATGCAACACCAATTTCATTGACTGTTAAATCTACTTTTGCTGCATCACTAATGGCCATGGCCAATTCAATATCAATAGAAGCTGTTGATCGATGGTCTGGGGAACCAGCTGCAAGGGTTTGTGGATCAATAGAAGGAGAAATACCTAATAAGATTTCTACATTATCCTCGTTGTTTTTTGCAAACCAGCCAACTGAATTAAAAGTTATATCCTGCGTTAACGCTGAATTTACAAAAGATGCTGAAACTGTAAGAGTATTATCTTTTGGAGGAGTCACAGCAACATGCGTTTCCATCTTTTCATCTTGGAGCTGTGTTAACTTTCTAATTTCATCATCTTGCATATTTGTAACTGATTGACCAAAAAGAACTGCTTTTGTATAAGCGATTTCGCCTTCACCAGCTCCGATTTTTAGAAGCAGTTTTCTGCCGGCATCAGTGATAATAGTATCTTTAAACTTTATCATAGTAATCCTTCCTATTGAGCTCTAATAGCTTGAAACTCATGTGTAAATAATTTCGTTCCAATATTAACTGATGAAAATGTTCCAGCTTTATACCCAGTCCACCAAATAGACTTCAAGTGATTTTCGTAGTCGGTTCGGTCAGTTGTACCAGCTCCTATATAGCCTTGTACGTGAGTAGATGCCTTGAAAACGATGATATCAAGCCAATACCCTAACGCCAGCATGTTTTGCAAGTTGTTAAGCAAAAATTTTTTGGTTGGCCAATCACTTACATAGTCCCAAGGTAGTTGGATTCCGATATGTCTAGGAGGACCAGTTTTCCAGATTTTTATGCCTTGATCAGTTCCAAGAGCAGCACTCGTAATTTTAACGATAGATGGTATTGTACCTTGCGCTCTTGCAAGTAAGTTTTTGAGATAAATCAAGAATCTGTAAGGAGGATCATCCTTAGTAGGTCTGTAGGTATTAATATCTTTCCCAAATAAATCAAGCGTGGTTCCTTCTGCGTCTTGGATACCACGCCATCGCATGACTTTATCGCCACAATCGCTGATTTTTTCGAGGTGCCCATTATATGTATCAAAGAGCTTATAAATATTGCCATCTGATTGCTTATACCAGTGATCACTTAATTCAGCAACAATCTGATCAGTTGTCTCATAAGCCATTTACAACCACCTCAATATCGTCAGGATCACACGTGACAGCTTCAAAATCTGTCTGTATCATGTTTTTCTCTTGCAATGTGGTAGTAGACGTACCAATTGCAATACTTGCGTCTGTGACTCCCTCAATGTCGTAGATAGCTGGATAAAGTCGAGTTATGTAAACAGGATCCCCCATTTCAAGCTCGTTGATGTAATCTGCAATTGATTGCTTAACATCTTCTGCACCATTGTCAACATTCCACGCATCATCGGTATTAATAACCACTTTGGCAAAGACAGGCTTATTAGTAGCAAAATCAAAATTGACGTCCAATTTATTGCCAGTTGCATCTTTGACTTTAAGTTGTTGTGATCCCACTAAGGTAATTCCTGCTGCAATGTAATCTGCAATGGTTTCAGCGATGCTTTCTTTATCGCCACCTAGGCAATAAATATGTACTGAGTAAGGAGGATTGCCATATTTATCAGGTACATTGCTTGGGTTTTGGACAATATTTACTTCACGCACACCAGGCAAATTCATCAAGGCTGATCTAATTCCTGCAGCTGTTGAACCAGGACGGGCTTCGTTCTCCATGCGGAGTCGTTCTCTATAAGTTTCGTCGTCTTCATAGTCTTGGCCACCACCGGCTTTTTCAAAATTGGTTACACTTAAAATATTTTCATCAGGGTCAACTTCCGCAGTAATGGAATTGATTGGCACATTAGTATCTGCACCAGTTTCCTCACATTGGACCATGCCCGTACCACTCCACGAGCCGTCGTTGTTTTGAGTAGTTACTACATCTTTGAGTAATGTGAACACATATCCGCTTTCTGTCGCGAACTGTTCGCCGGCTTGAATTAAATACTCACCATCAGTGGCAATTGTAATAGTTGCAAAGGCAGGTTCATCAACTTTACGCTTCAAGCCTAAATTACCGCCTATATAGTCAAGAGACGTACCAGTGGCAGTAGAAATAAATGCGGAATAGTAAGTAAGCTGTTGTTCTTCCCACGACGCTTTCTCACGTCTGGCCATCATTCTGGTAATAATGCCGAAGTTTGAGTTACTTGTAAGGACAATATCACTACCAAAACGCGCTATAAAGTCATCTTGGATTGAGTCCAAAACCTCTTCATAACTCGGAACATAGAAACCAGTAGCACTAAGTCCCCATTGAGAATCAAATGCCAAAATCAACATCTCCCTCCACTTCTTCTGCGCTGGTGCCGTCTGTTGGTGTAGCAGTAGCCTTAAAGCTAATTGTCATGCCACGATTAGGCCGTGGAGTAAATTCAATATTATCCACGGACTCAACCTCTGGTACCTGCTCCATAATCACATTTCTAATTTCATCAGACGCCATAGTTTTATCAAAGTGCTTGCCTAAGATTGCACTGTAGTCAGTCCCCTGTTTAGGATCAAGTTCTTCCATTTCTCCATATCTGATTTCGAGAGTTGCTTTAATACGCTGAGCAATCTCATCAACTCCGTCAATCATTTCGAGATCGTGAGTTTCTGGATTGATAACTAAATCACCTTTGTCATCAACTTTTAAGTCTTTAGCCATTTACTGCATCCCCGCCGAGAACTCCAATCACAATTGAGTCGTTAGCGTCATGTAAACGACTAGTGTTTGGATCATACGTATTAGCTTTGCCGTCCCAGTTATCGTTGTCACGATCGAGAACAGCACAAATTACAGGTACACCCTTACGCATTAACTTCTTTTTTGGAAACTTATCGCTTAAACTAGTGCTATTGTGCGGATTGGCGTCAAGCTTCTTAAATTCTGGCTTGATTCGCTCAAACCATTCGTCCAGCATGTAGCAATTTTCTGAAACTGGAACTTCTAGGTATTGTGCGGATTCTTGACCATCTGATAAGTTGGCCAAAGGTTGAATATCAGCAACATGGTTCTTTTTGTCGTACTTTACAACACGTGCAATATAAAACATTCGTATTTCCGAAAAAATACCATGTTTAAATTTTTGCACACCTCTATAAGCCGCATTTTGTAACTGCTCCATTGAGCTAGACATCTACATCGCCTCCAAACTGCATTGTGTTTGCGGATTTTCGCCATCACTAGTATGCTGACCCGACTTAACAAAAAAACGACCTTTGAGGTACTTTGATTTCATCAAAATACCAACATTGGTCGTAATTTCAGGAACCAGCGGGATTTCAATCTCATATGTTCCTTTTTCACCTTCGTCAGCTTCATTGTAACTAGGTGGCTGTAGTAAATCCTTGTCATCGATTTCATACCACACTCTTTTTTCCGAGCGTGGATTTACGATTTCGAAGTTACCACGTACATAAGTGATAACCGAGCCAGTGGGCTTAACAAGCTTTTTAATCAAGTTCAAAGGCTTCCCAGTCGCCGTGTATGGTTTCTTCATCACTAGATTTTTTGCAAGCTCTAGTTTAGCGATTTTAATGCCTGATTGAGCAGCAACACCTTCGATGATTGTTTTATAGCTCGTGCCCTTGGGCCAAGTCTTATTAGTGATCTTAGTTTTATTAACTCTAGTTTTAACGCGGTGCTTAACTTTTTTAGGTTTTACCCACTTGTGACCATATTTCCAGTGATGGACCACATGCTTTTGACCTTTCTTTTTACCACGCTTATAAGTTTCAGTTACAGCGTAACTACTTCTAGTATTTTTATAATAACCAGCTTTCGTTTTTTCAACGGTTTTATACTTGTTAACTTTTTCAGTTTTTTTGATTTTAAGCTTGCGAGCTTTGATATTACTGTAATTAGTACCTTCGGTAAATGTAATTACATGAGTATCAGTAGTCCCATCATGCTGAGGCTTATCTAACTTAGTAATAAAGCCTTGACTAATAATTTTACGTTCTTTGCCCCAGTTAAAAGCCAGAACAACTTTATATCCCTTGTGAAAAAACTCTTGGTGTTTATCAGACAAGTTGTACAAAGTAGCGGTATTAATTGGAGGAGTAGCTGAATTACTAAAATTGGCCGTAAAGCCAAACGGAAAATTGTGTTCAGGACTTTGATCGTTCAAAATCGTCATCGATTTTCCCGTTTTAGTATCAGTGATGATAAGCCACGCATGAGGATCAACCGTTTTAATAGCCATTAGTTAGACACCGCCTCATCTGTGTAATCTTCAACTGGTTCATCTGGATCATACCCCAATGGTTCAATCGTGGGGTCACCAGTTTCAGAACCATTCGGATCAATGACATCAAGATACATCTGGACATTGTAGCCAAATTCGTTCTTGCCGGCATCAGTTGCTTGACCAGTTTCGTCCATAATTCGGATATCAATCCTAGGCAAACGTTGATCGGGTAAATCGTATCCAACTAGCTCACCTAAAATTAAAGGCTGCTGAGTCAATAACAAGTTACCTAAGTTGTCCCAAATTGTAGCAGTGTAATAATCAGCAACGCTATTATAGTCAACTCTAAACGTGTAAGTGTCGCCGGCTAAATTAATATCAAAGATATCTGGCAAATCATTTACATCTGCTGGAATATACCGTCTCATTTACTTCACTCGCATTTTCTTTTTGATCTTTTTCTGTTTTTCGCTGACGTACAAAGTACGTCCAGCATAAATTTTATTTGGATTTTTGATTTTATTAACTCTCTGTAGCCACGCAACGGACTTGCCGTACTTGCGTGATAATCCCAGGAGTGTATCTCCTGGCTTGATAGTGATTGCAGTGTAATTCTTATTACGATTACCTTGAGTGGTTTTTGACGCCTTAGAGCGCTTTTTATTAGCACTTTTACCCGTGGAGGTTTCGATATACACTGCACGCACATACTGAAAGTTGATCGTTACTTTGAGATTATCGCGCCAGCCTTGACTCCAATCGCGATCTAACTCGCTAATAATTAAATGCTGACTGGTAAAATCTCCTTGATAAGTAAGTTCTGTACCATGATCACGCCAGTACGCAAGCTGACGATACTTGCGTTTGGCATCAGCACGATCAGTACCAGTAATAATGCCGGCCACTGATTTACTGATAGTAGAGACACGTGCATAGCTAGAACGTGGAGCACCAACATCTACCGGGTGACTGGTAATATTGACAGATGAGCTTTCTGATTCTGTATCAGTTGGAGCAATAAAAATCACGGTTTGACTGTGACCATCTGTCCGATAAATAGCGCAATTACCTTCAACGTTGAACTTATGCTTATGTTTAGCTATTTTGTTTTTAACAGCTGCATGATTATCTCTAATTCTTTTAAGAGGAGCTAATTTATTCTTTGCCTTATCAAAAGACAACTTATCTCGTTTGTATTTTTTATCAGCTACAGTTTTAGCTTTTAACCACTTATCTCGCATTTTTAAAGCCTTTTTCTTTTGTGTAGGTTTTAAAAAGGATTGTTGCTCGTAGTGGATTGCTTTGGACATAGCATGATGAGATTGAGCTAAATCATCATCAGTGATCTTTTTCCACCGATCATAAGTTTTCTTAGCTTTGGTATAAGCAGCTGGCTTCTTTTTCTTTAGTGGTTTTTTCAAGTGATTCACCTTCCTAGTAGATTGATGGATCTCCACCAAATTCGTCACCAAACAAGTTAAGAATTTGTTCTGCAACAATTTGCTTAACTTCATTTGCAAAATCAATTGCATCTCTTCTAGACGTACCAATAGGGCCATTAAGATTGATGTTTATAGTAATCGGTTGCTTGCCAGTTGATTTAGGAGGGGCACTCTTAGGCAATTTGATAAGATTACTCAAATTACTCATCTTGCGTTTAGTCTCTTCATGACTATCAACCTTAACAGGACCATCTGCTGTAATAAGTTCTGGCCCTTGTTCCCCTGCAATAAATGGAGTATGAATTGCAGGCTTGCCACCTTTAGCATAGCCGTGCCCATTACCAAGAAAACTTAAAGAATTGCCATATCTATGCTTAGCATAATTTAAACCGGCGTAAATATTTGATGGACCGTTAAAAATACCGCCATTGTCGCCTTTGCGCTTATAGGTTTCAAAAGTGGAACGTTTAGTTTGCATTAGACCTAGAGCTGGGCCTGAGCCGTCTCCATCTGGGTCTGCACCAGGTTGACGTGCATGAGGATTACCACTTGATTCAGTGTTGATTTGACGTAAAACACGATCAACCATGGCCTTGGAAGTTGATAAATGCAACATTCCAAGAATACGTTTAACCGTACCTGCCCAACGTTGAACACCTTCACCACCGATGTTTCCACCGAGGGATCCCTCATCACCTAACTTGTCTTTGATCCATTTAAGGGCACTAGGACCTAATTCGCGTTTAGCTAATGCTTGTAGTTGCTTATTAGCTGTGGCTGTTTTCTTACTGGATTTTGCATCGTGTAAGCCTTTGACACGATAAAATCCATAACCCATTCCCATATCATCAGCAATACGAGTTACACGAGCATGTGGTGGAGTTTCATTAAACATCGTACCGGTCTTAGGATTTTTGATGATCCCAACGTGACCGGCTGCACCTGTTCCGTGGCCAAAAATTACTAAGTCACCTGGAATAGTGCGATTTAAGCTTTTACCTAAATATTCAAGAGACGAACTATGTTGCATATCAACAGTAGAGCGCCCTGCATTCAAGCCAAAGTGTGCTAATGCCTGGGAAACCATACCCGAACAGTCACTTGCAGTCTTAGACGCAGCCCCCATTACATAGCGAACACCAGAAAAAGTTTCTTCTGCATATTTCAGGAATTTTTCACGAGTGCCGCCATGTCCTGATCCTCCACCAATTGCATTATTAATAACCGTCCACATGGCGTTTGACCATGGATTACCAAAATGAGTTGAGGAATTTTGGGCCAAATTGATTGAGCCCTTTTTAAGATCAGTACCACTTGCATGGAGATTATTAGAGTACATTTGAGCAAAAGCCTTAGATGGATCTGCTCCTGCCTTCTCAGCTATTTTTCTTAGCTGACTATGACTTACACCAGAACCCTTTGCAAAGTGCCTTAAACCGGCTGATTTTGAAACTTGTTGGGTTTGGGTGCCATTGAGAACACCCCACCCCTTTGGAATCATCATCGTGACATCATTACCACGAGGGTAATAAATTTCATTTGTGTCACTTACTAACGCTTCTTGACGTGGTCCGGATTTGGCATCATTGACCATAGCCAACGTATTTTGCGTTAAGCGACCATTAGAGTCAGTACCAGTTGCAAACTTAACAGGCTTAATAACCGAAGTATTACCGCCAAATTGACCTAAAACCTTATCAATTCCAGTAATACCTTTATTAACTTGGTCAATTGTGTCGCCCATTGCATCATGAGCGTAGCCTTTCATGTGCCCTAGTTCTTTGCCAAAGCCTTTTGAAGTAGTAGATGCTAAGTCAATTACTCCATCGTGCAAGTTGTCCATTTGCTTATGAACACCCTTACGCATATTGGTGTAATCAGAAATGGCGTCCTTTCTGGTTTTATCCGTCTGTTTATTAGTTTGACGGGTAATCTTAGACCAAGTACTTTGATTAGTTTTGGCTAACCGTTTGACCGATTTACCAGCATTAGTTTCAATGTTATTCCAACTTCGGCGGTTAGTTTTGGTGAGCTTACCTAGTGATTTAGTGGTAGTCTTAGAAATTTTGTCCCAGTTGTTACGATTGGTCTTTGTAACTTTGGTTAGGGACTTAGTAGCATTTTGAGAGATTTTCTTGTAGTCACTTGCAACACTCTTAGTATTTTTACCTAATCGAGTGGTACCTGAGGCATAGCCATTTAAGACTTTTCCTTGGCCAAGACCACCGGACATAACTTTGGCAGTATCATGGGCATTAAGGATATGCTCACCAGAATGCACTTTTGTGATAGCAGGACCATTAGCACCAAGTAAGCGAGCCTTAGCACCGTTTTTATAAGCAAGTTCAGGGCCTGCTTCACCTACTAATGCGGTATGACTTGAAGTGATATGTCCACCAGCAGCATGAGAGGATATTTTTTCATACTTGAATGTGTGCTTAGAGCCACCTGTGGCAAAAGCTAAGTCGTTGCCAAATGCCTTAACATTGTTAGTGACACCTTTGCGAATATCCCCAGCTTTACCCCAGAAGCCATTCCAGCCTTTTTGGATAGCTTGTCCAGTTTTAGAAGCCCATGAAGCAATACCCTTATAAGCTTTTTCAAGTTGACCAGGAATCGAAGAAATGAAGGAAGTTAAGCCTTTCTTTCCCGCATCCCACGCACCTTGAATGCTCTTGCCGGTTTTAGAAGCCCAACTATCTACACCTTTTTTAGTCTTATTAATTTGACCAGGGATTTTTTGTGCAAAATTGGTAGCTCCCTTAACACCTTTATTCCAAGTTTTTTGAATGCTTCTACCAGTTTTAGAGCCCCAACTATCTACACCTTTCTTAGCTTTAGAGAGATGACCGGGAATACTTTTAACAAAACTAGTAGTTGCTTTCTTCCCTTTGTTCCAGGCTCCTTGAATGCTCTTACCAGTTTTAGAAGCCCAAGTGTCTACGCCTTTCTTGGCTTTAGATAGTCGCCCTGGAACACTTTTGACAAAATTAGCAGTTGCCTTCTTACCTTTATTCCAGCCACTTTGAATATTTTTACCGGTATTGGAAGCCCATTTTTTAACATCTCTTTCGGTCTTTTTGGTATTCTTCGGCAAATTCTTGAAAAAGTTATGACTAGCAGTAATTCCTTTGTTCCAGCCTTTGTGGATATTATTACCGGTTTGACTAGCCCAACGACCAATGCTTTTGCCAGTTTTACCCAAATTAGAAGGAATATCGTGAATCCACTTGCCTACGCCTTTAACGCCTTTGTTCCAGGATTTGCCAACATTGGAACCCCAGTTTTGAACGCCTTTAACACCTTTGTTCCAAGATTTACCAACATTGGTAGCCCAGTGGTCAATTCCAGCACCGGTTTGCTTAGTCCATTTAGACCAACCAGACGCTTGTTGTTTACGCCAGTTACCCATGCCACCCCAAAAACTATTCCAGCCTTTTCCAATTTTGCCAAACATGTCTTTTGTAGACCAACCAAGATTTTCAAGGGACCAAAAGTTTTTAGGTGGCTTATTACTTTGCCAACCTTTAGTAAATTTGTTAACGGCTTGGCCACCCCAGCCACCAACCACTTTACCGATTTGAGAACCGATTGCAGCACCAGCAGGACCACCGAAGAATAATCCAATGCCTCCACCGATACCAGCTCCGATACCTTTACCGATATCGGTTGAACGCTTATCAGCATTGTGACGATCTTTGAAAGCATTAAAGATTTGTGATCCAGCATCTAGTGCCACTCCAGCGCCAGCCAAACCAGTTGTAAATTTTCCAGCAGTGGTTAAGCCTTTGAATCCACCAGCAGATTTAATTGACTGAAGGGAACCAGTTAAAATGCCAGCTCCTCCACGAGTGGCAGTTTTTGGTAAAGCGCCTCCAACATTTTCAACACCTTGGACAGCTTCCTTAGCCATGCCACCTTTGCCGAACAAACCACCAACAAACTTAACAGCCTTAATAGCTTCAAGACCTTTTTTAACATCTCCAAGAAAGGCAATAAATTTAGCAGCCTTCACTACAGAGTATCCAGCTAGGATACCCCCACCAATCCACTCAATCTCTTTCTTGTGTGTGGCAGACCATTCGATAAATTTAACAAAAGCATTTGCTACTTTTGCAACAGCTCCACCAACATCCCTTTGAAATTTTTTACCGTCTTTTGACAATAAAAACTTGGCAAGTTCGTTACTTGCTTTACTAATTGCTGGCAAAACTGCATTACCTAAAGTCATCTTAAAGGCATTCATCGCTTGTTTTGCACTTGCAGCACTACCCTGAGCAGTACCCATGTTTTTAGCAGCTAACTTAGCAACATAAGTTCCTGTCTTTCCAGCTTTTTCAGTTCGTTTAGTAAGTTCTTCAACTTCTTTTGAACTCTTTGCAAGGATTTCAGCACCATTCATACCAGTGGTGCCAAAAATCGACTTGAAGAAGCCATTTTGTTGGGAGCCGCCTTTACTATGCTCTTGGATATGCTTGTAAAGAATACCCATATCTTCGGACAAACTCTTTAAGTTTCCGTGAGCATCTAGCATTTCAGATTTAGTAATGCCTAATTTGGTAAATACAGAGTTTTTGCTACCAATCTTGTTGATTTGGTTAGTCAAACCGTTGATAGTACTACGTAAAGCGGTACCAGCTTTGTCGGATTCCAAACCATTATTGGAGAGGACGCCTAACGCAGATGCAGTTTCCGCCAAACTAATGTTGTTAGCTTTTGCAGCAGTACCAACGTATGACATCGCAATACCTAAGTCGTTAAATCCAGTTGACGTAGCATCAGCAGAGTAAGCCAATTCATTAACGACCAGTTTAGTGTTTTTAAGCATCTTACTGGTGTTATCTGCTCTCATTCCAAATGCATCAAGTACCTGGGAAGATACAGTGGTAACATCGCTGAACTTGTCACCAGATGCCACTGAGGCTTGCAACTCGGTTTGGAGGGCTCCTACGGCCTGTTTGGTTGTGTAACCTCTTTTTACTAAATCCTCATAGCCTTCTGCAATTTCTTGTTGTGACTTGCCGTACTTGATTGACATGTCACGACCTTGACGTTGCATTTCTGTAACTTCTTTAGTTACTTCTTTTTGTTTTTCACCGCCAAGAACTGCTAAGTTATTAATTTCGCGGTACCTTTGCTGAATAGTACCTGCTTGTTTAGCCCCAGAATATGCAGCAGCACCAAAAGCAGCAATTCCAGCTGTTGCAACAGTTGCACCACCTTTAATGCTGTCCCATGCGCTGTGAAGCTTGTTCTTCATGGTATCAGTAGCCGAGTTAACTTTTTCGGCACCCTTTACCCATCGATCAAATCCCGTAGGATGTAAGCGATCCATTTCGGCTTGTGCTGATTTAATACTGCTCTTGAATTTATTAATTTCAGTAGCATTTTTATTAATTAGCACTTCAGTAGCGCGATATTTAGCACTATTTTTATCAAGAGAGCTAGAAGTTTCAGAAAGAGTTCTCTCTAATTCCTTCTGTCTAGCTTGTAAACTACTAATAGCTGAAGAGTAAGCCTTAACTTTTTGCTGATTAGCTTGATAAGTTTTGCCTTCGGATTCTAGGCGCTCAATGTAAGACGCAGTAACAGTACTTACATGATTAATTTCGCGAGGTAGATTTGTAGGGATATGTAATTTCTCGCTACTACGATTTACTTTTTCAAGTTGCTTATATAAAGTCCCAACAGCTTGGGTAGCTTCCTTAACTTGATTAAATTGAGCATTAACTCCTAAGTTATATCCTTCATGTGGCATACTTATCCTCCTAATTTAGGCAAAATAAAAAAGCCATCAGTATTCAGTTTTTCTGATTGCTTCACCTCGCTATTTCTTTTCACCGCCCCAAACACCCAAGCTAGTAGCGCTAATTTGGTTATCCAGACGGCGTTTTTCTTCTCTATTGACAATTTCCCATAAAACATTTAGTTGATCCCTAGTAGCGTACTGAGTAAGTTCTAGGGGTACTCCATGCATTGCTAGCATAATGGGATCTGCTAGTACATCTGCACGTTTCTTTATTTCTTGGCGACTATAAGTCCCCGTTAATCCCTGAGTTAAGAAATTGAAGCACCTGACCGGCTACCTCCCCAAATCCCTTATGAGTGTCCCAAAAATCAAGTGACTTGATATGTGGACGTACAATTACATCATTTCTAATTGCACCACGCATTAAATCAGTAAATCTAATGTTTCCATTTGTACCAGTTGCATCGTCTTCGATGTCAGAAGCAGTGCCAACTCCAGGGAATTGGAAAGTTAAAGTGTATTCATACTTGGTGCCTTCGTTGATTACGACATCCTTAGTAATACCTAATTGATTTTTGATAGCACTATCTTCATATTGCTTGTTTTGACGTGCAATTTTATCGGCCATGGTTTCTACTGGCTTTGTTTCCTCTGGCTGAGCAACAGAAGTTGTTTCTGGAACAGTAGATTCAGTAGCATTAACATTTTGATTTGATTCGTTGTTTTGGTTATCCATTGATTAATTCTCCTTACTTAATAATTGGGGTATCAGTTACGTTTAAAGCCTTGATAGTCCAAGTGCGTTCGCCGGCTTCATTGGCTGCACCACCATCTGCTTTCTTTTGGATATAGCAATGTGCACCAGTATAGTGACGGGAACCATCACTAGCATCAACTGGAAATCCGCCTTTTCTACGTTCGTCTGCTAATTGAGCTAACTTAGCGTTAAAAGGTGACATTTGATTGACAGTTACTGTAAAAGTACCGCCAGTCTTATTGTTCATAGATGCCACCGCGGATCCTTGAGGATCTTGTTGAACTGATAGTAAATCGTTATCATAGCTGAAAGTAAAAATTGCACTTGCACCGTACCCATACCCAGTTACGCCATCAGCAGTAAAATAAGTGTCATTAGCATCGTAAGTACCCATTACGCCAGTTCTATCATTGTTATGAGCCGCCATTTAAAAACCTCCTTTAAGCCAAAACAGTGTCAGATTGAACTTGTCCGTTAACTGTCACAGTGTGAATTGCACCAGATACGTGGTAAGTAAAGCTCAATCCGCCATAGTGACGATCTGAAATATCTTGTTGTGACTGTTCATCTCGTGAAGTTGTATCTACTGAATAATCCCCTTTGCCAGTGATAGGATCAGTTAAAATGATTCCTTGTTCGTAGGCCTCTTCAAGAACTTGCGTTACTACCCCAGACAATTGAGTAATTCCTCGCTGTTCATAGGGGATTTTGCCGTTTTCTTGCAAAAAGTTTTCCAATTTACCTTGAACATTTGTCTTTACCCATAAAATTCCATGTAAGACATCAATGTATTCACCAGATAAAGTCCAACCTTCGCTAGTTTCTCCACGATTATTCACTTCCACATAGGCAATAGCTTTACAACGGTTAATTCCTGACAATTCATTGGAAGTAAGCAATTCTGGGGTAATTCCTACTAATTCCTTAAACTTCCAAGTGATAGAACCAACTGTTAAGGTTGCATTTGCACCAACTAAAGCCGCGTCCATTGCTTCTGCTGTATCGTGCTTTAAACCGATGGTGTAATTTTGGCCAAAGTAGTTGTCATATTCAGAAATGTCATTAGTTTGCAAAACTAAGAAGTGATCTTGATTGCGCTCAAAAATGTTTGAAAGGTCTACGGTACTTTGATCAAGCTTAGATACTGCTTGAATTGCAAAAGTCCAGTTAAAGTACCAGAATGCCTTTAAAGCGTCGTATGTTTTAGCTGGATCATAATCTAAGACAGCTACTCGATCAGAATGATTGCTTTGAGCGAAGTAAGTAGATGCCTTGTTCCAAACATCTGATTTTTCAGGATAATCTACTGCCACCGCGTCAACATTCTTGTATTCGCGGTAGATAGCTCCTGTAGCAGTGTCAGTCTTACGCATCAAAATACCGTTCATTCGATCAGTATCACTGAGCTTGTCAGATAAAGACGCTGGTTGTGTTTGACCATCTGCCGGTTGAGCAGGAGTCTTAGGATTTAAAATTAAAAGATTACCCAATCCAACGACTGGACGCGGACGGATAACCGTCATAACTACGGAGACATCTGATACACGATCATATGGAGCTACTGTAGTCTTAGTTTCATTAGCCATTTAATTTCCTCCTTGTTGATTTTTAACGTTAATATCGCTGTTGATAGTTGACCCAACAGCTTTAGATTTAGCTTCAACTGATTCAATGACTGATTCATCAACGTCAAAGTTCAAATCTTGCGGTTGGTATACATAACCGCTAACAATAGAAAACGAGCAGTCAAAACCAAAATCCTGGTCATAATTAATGCCAGAAAGAGCGGTTCGATTGCTCGTGTTTGTTATTGACTCAGGTAAAATATGAGCCTGCTTAAAGAATCTGCGATAAGCGTCTTCATGAAGTGCATTAAAAAGCTTTTCACTTAGTTGCAATGCTTCAATGGACTGAGTAGCATGTACATCAATTTGCAGGCTACAGAGGTACTGCTTGTGCTCTCCTAGCCAATCAGCAGTAATGAGAGTCCCTGGATCAATCCAATTGATGGTTACAAAAGGATAATCTTCCATTTCATCAATGCTATTTTGCTCAATCATCTCGCAATTGCATACCTGATTTACGATTTCGCCAAGTATGTACTGCACTAAAAATTGATCTTTAAGCTCTGGTAACTTATCTGCCATCTGGGTGTTTATCATCCCCTTTAAGCTCATAAATGATTACGTCAGAATACCCTTGATAATTGGAATGGTTCACTACCCTGTACTTTTGGCCAGGTTGAGAAGGCACCTCTACAGTTGTTCCCTCTGGATACACATGAGATGAAATCCAAAGTAAATCAGCTTGCGTGATGGATCCTCCAGACACAAGTTGAGCCATAAAAGATGATTGAGAATTAAAAGGCAGAACTGGTTCATGTAATTGAATCGGCTCTGCCTTTGTATTATTTTCATCTTTTACTCGTATTCCTCCCACATAGTGGTAATGAGGCGTTTGAGATGGTGAATCATATGGATAAACTGTTAAGTCTACTCCATATTTTTTCAATTGTTTTTTAAAGCGAATATACATCTTTATCCTCCAGTTGGAATGACTCTATAAGTTACTCCTTTGACTAAGTGACCTGTGTCAATTAATGGATTATTCGCACCTTTTTTATTATCAATGGTAAGTGGTGCGTTTCCAGGTTTAGTCCACATGCGCATACTTTCACGAATATCAGCAACACCCAAGCGGCCAAGACGATTTAAGAGTGATTTCCCGGTATCGCCCTCATAAACAATCTTGTCTATGCCTGCTTTAATATATCTTTGATATTTCTTCTGATTTTGTGCGAAAGCTTTACGAATAAAGGGACGAGCTGGGATTGTTACTTTATCCAAAAGATAGAAATAAACAACGTACTTACCATCAACATTAAGACCCGCCGATTTTTTAGTTTTTGCTACAAACAATCCCTTAATATCCTTAGGCTTAACCGAATTACCATACTCTTTAATAGCTTCCTTGGAAGGAATCCAAAGTTTGCCACTAGAATTTTTAGGCACAATATGTGCTCCGTATTCATTTGCGCGGACAATCGTAAGTACCTCACTATTCTGATCACCAAAAAAGCCAATAACAACTTCATGGTGATTAAGATAGTCCAGTTCTTTCATTACATGATTAAGATTTTTTTCTACTTCTTGAAATGAATTGGCCATTAATGTTGCACCACCGTGTATCTTCCCAAGCTTCCGCCACCGTAGAGGTTATACAATCGTAAATAGAGTTGACCCCATGGCGAACGATTTAACCAATCCAGCTTGCTTGTATCAGCATAGTGAGTTTCCAAAACACCAACTTTTTCAGATGTAATGCCTTGCCCACTTTCGCTTTGTGTCGATATAAGATGTAAAGTCATATATCTTGTAGCCATCTCTCTAACTGCTAGCAGTTCTCCATTAACATTAACCGTCTTAGGAAACTTATCCGATAAAGCAATTAATTGGGCATTGCTGATAAGAGCATTAATTGTATCGTCTGACAAATCTTCGGTAAGGGTGGGACTAATCTGCTTAATTGAATCTACTGTCGTAGTTACTGCATCGTCCATAATTACTTAACGTTCTTTGGATCATTAATGCCGTGTAATTGAACAAAAGCATGTGGATAGTACATGACCAAACCGCCAAGGCGTTCAGTATAAGGGATTTTAGTCCAACCATCGCGGTATTCTTGTTGTAATGCAGTTACTGGTTGAGCAATTGGGATTTGAACAGTATCTGAATCATTCAAGAAAATATAGCCCATATCTTCTTTGTTGCCATTTAAGCCAAAGTTTTGATGTTCTAATTCTGGAACTGGCTTAATTTGACTAAACCAAGGTCTAATCATTTCAAGTACGGTCATTTGTGGATTGTACTCGTTATAAGGCATATCAAGAGCATCAATAGCGCTTTGTGGCAAAGCTAGAATAGGCTTAGCATTTGAATACCCTACCAAGTGGGTAATCTTGCTTACTGCGTCTTTAATCCAATTGCGGATTTTCAAGTTATTACTTGAATCATCAGCTAAATGATCGAACGCTACTGGTGCAGTTGCTTCTTGAACACCAAGCTTTTTAGCAGAATCAGTTAAGCCATTAATATTTAATGCAGCATTGGAATTGTGGTTACCATTGAAAATTAATTTGTTTTCTGCTTCTGCCAAGGCTCTACGGGCTCTGGTAGCCATTGGAGTAAGAATATCCACACCGCCTTGCTCAGCTTCTCCAAGTTGTTGACGTGAGTAACGTACTGCAATACTTAAATCAGTAAGATTTGAAGTTGCTTCTGTCATGTTCATGTCAACTACTGGAATATCAGTTGCGCCATCAACATAAGGTGCAGCTTCTCCACTGGTAGTCATTACCTTGTAGCGGGTTTGAGTTGTCCATGCTGGGACACTAAAAGTTTTAAACAAACTCATAGCAGTTAATTCTTGGGTTTTAGGTTGCTTAATAACACTATCAACCCAAGTGAGTTGTTCACGCGTTAAATATCCGTTGTTCGCCATTATTTACCTCCTTGTGACTTGTTATCTGCTGGTTTGGTTTCTGGCTGAGTAGATGGTGTATCAGCTGGACCTGCGTTAACCGCTGGGGTTGTGGGCACATCATTCTTGCGACCTTCACCAGTTACAGACGTATTCGAAAGTTGAATACGAGTTTGGAGACGAGCAGTACCACCTTTATTTCCGGAACTTAAAAAGACGCCAACGACTGTGTCGCTAGCGCCTGCTGGTTTAAAGTTTCCATTTGCATCAACTGCTGCATTTTCACGTGAATTGACATCTTCTGAAATTGGGACTGCTACTGTACCCTCTCGGACACAACCAAACCATTCACCTGCTGACCAATGCTCTTTGGCCATATCTTCCGGATACAAATGATCTGCATTCACATGAGTTCTTCTTAAAGCAATTCCATAAATATTTCCGCTGGTTGCTGGAACAAGTAAGCCATCTTTAATTTGAACTCCTTGGCCATAGCCGATGTCTGCACCTGCTTGTTCAGTTGTAAGAGTGACATCTTCAATAGTTGCTACTTCACCAGCTCCCAATTCCGGATTGCCGTAAAGCGTTCCATCTGGAATCATTTAAATACCTCCTTATTTTGCTAAGTGATAGCGATCAAGTTGGGGCTTTTCTGCGCTATCTGTCTTTTGAGTTTTGCCTTGATAACCGACAACACTAGGCTTACGTTTACTAATTGAGTCAAAGTAAGCATTAACGTATTCGTCAGATTTATCAGCCAAATCAACAGAGTCATACACGGAATTGATTGCTTCAATCTTCATGTCTCTGTCAGATTTACCCTTGAAATCAAAAGAATCGCCAACGTAAGTCTTAACTTTTTCGATTAAGTCCATACGTTTGGCGATTGCTTCATCTAAGGCATCCCCTTCATACTTCTTTTTGTAGCTTTCCAATTCTTTTTCGGCTGAGTCGGCTTTGGCTTGGGCTTCATCAGCATTTTTCTTATCTGCATCAGATTTACCTTGAAGCTTGTCTCGTTCAGCAGTAAGTTCTTTAATTTTTGAATTGAGATCAGAAATCTTCTTGTCTTTGTCAGCATTATCAGCATCAAGCTTCATAATTCTGTCAGCGTCTTGACTTGCTACAGTTACATCTGCACCATCAAGACGTACTTTTGTATAGTCCATTGGCTTCTCCTTATCAAAATTATCTTGAATCATTTCTGCGCTATCGCCTGTAAGGCGTACTGAATGGCCAGCACGCCCGCGGTCGACGATAGCAACATGATTAATTTGAATATTACTTTGCACCGAATCGTAAGCCATGCCATTAAAAGTACCTTTAGTTGGCACAACGTCGGTATGAAATCCGATTGATAGTTCCTGTTTGCCATTTTGGATAGCTTCGATAAGATCAGCGTCCATAATTGTCATATCAACCTTGATCTTGCCACCTTCCACATGCGCGTTATTAGCAGTCAATCCTTTGGCATATAAGCTTGAATTGTTTATAGTTACTGATTCATTCGGATGATCATTTGTAATTGGCTTTGAATTAGCACTCTCAACAGTGGAATCATTCAACAAATCTTGTGGAAGCTTTGCCTCCATAGCTATTTGGCCATCAGCCGTCTTGTAAGGGAAAACTCCAATACGTGCAATTGGTACATTTTTGGCATGTAAATATCCAGTTTGTGGATCAACAGATAACTTTTTGATTGGTGCGGAGTCATATCGCATAAACACAGTTATTCACCGGCTGGCACATAAATTGGTTTAGTAGGGATGTAAATCTTTTGACCTGAACGAATTGCAAAAGTTGATTTATTTACATGGTTGAAATAGCGCAATTGTTGAAGTGCTACATGATTTTCTTGTGCAATTTCAAATAATGAATCGCCTTCTTGGACTTCATGGACTTTACAACCGGTATAATCAAACATTCCCATTGGATCCTTTACTTCTGCCACTGGTTTCACCTCCTTTGCTACCTGAGGAGTTGCATTAAACGGAGGCTTAACAATTTCTGTTAAACCAGCAGGCTTATTTTCATTTGCATTTGGTAATTTTGTTTCATCTGCCATATAAATACCTCCAAAACTTCACAAAGTAAGAATCCTTTAACTACGCGATTTAGTGAAGGTTGTCCACCGACGGAATACTTACTTTTTTCACAATCTTTTATAAATTTGGGCATAAAAATAACGCCTCCTCGCATTGAGGAAGCGTTCTAATTTTATTTAATTAATTGGGTCTGCATAACATCGACACCTAATTGGCTCTCCTGGTAGTAGTCCACCATCTCCGCCGTTTGGATCGTCATATCTAAATTCTTTACCATCAAGCTCTCTATGCTTCGGTCTAACTCGACTATCTTCCATAGATCGCCATATATACCGCGTAGAGCCATTCGCTTGATTTCTGTATGAATCAATTTGCGCAAGTATTTTTCCCGTTTGATCAGTAGCAATTAAGTCAGCATGGCGCAAAGTCATACCAGTGCGATCAGTTATTGCATGAGCAAGTTCGCTGACGCCACCACCTGAGTTGATTGATCGATACACATCACCTTTGAGTTGATCAATGTATCGGCTACGCATGGTTTTAATTAGATCTGCGTTTTCTGCAATCTTCCCCTGTGTATATTCTTCAAGCTTAGAATTGTTTTCCAAGGGGTTAAGTGTAATTGCACCTGCTTTGATTTTAATTGCACCAGAGCGTGAATTAAGCTTACTGGTCGAAAAAGAATTAACTGCATACACAAACCTAGTCGCAATACTTTGGATTTGTTGATCAGTCTGTGCAGTTTGAACATTGACCGAAAACAGATCCAAGACTTGTTGAACATAATGAATCCAATTAGGATCGTTGGAATTATCAGCGTCTTGTAGAATCTTCGTTCCGCCAGTCACATAAGGCTTTAATTGATCTAATGATTGATTAGCTATTTTCTGCCAAGATCTCACCACACGTGTAAGATTGCGATAATAGCTGCGTTCAATTTTGATTGGATAGCCATTTTTGCGCTTAGCCACCATGTGCCGCCTCTAAATCCTTTTTGTATTGTTCAATTTCATCTTGTGTATAACGCGATTCTGCGCTATCGCCAGTGTAATTACCAATTGCTTGGATATTACTTTTAGTTTGGCTATTTAGCTGATCCCTAATTTCATCAGGACTATATACACCATTAGATACCCAAAGACTTGCAGTTTGAGCTTTGGTATACGCTGTTTCAGCTTGCGTCTTATCGTCCGGAGTCCAAAGAGGATTAAATTCAATAGTCCAGTCAACAGAATCCGGATCAATCCCACCGCCAACATCTTTTGCATATAGCAGTAATCGCACAATTTTAATCAGTTCTGGCTTGATTAATTGTTCCTGCATAACCTTAATGCCATCGTAGTAATTGATTACGTCTTGACTAGCACCAGCTAGCGTACCAGCTTGTTCACCTGTCAAAACTGATTTAGGAATATTAGAAGCAGCCGCTAAGCTTTGCCAAGCAAAATCCAATAGAACATTAATTCCATTTGTTTGAGTTGAGAGCTTAATAATATCGTCTTCTGAACCAATAAATGCCGTAGCTTCGGTATTTAAGCTTTGACTCATCTGATCACGATCACGCGCAAACTTATCATCATCTTCAGTCATCAGGGTATCTGATTTAACAATCTTAAAAGTAAATTCCCTAAGTATCTTTCCTGTGGTTTCTAGTGCAATTCTCATTACGTTTAATTGCTTCTCACAGCGTTTAATAATTGATGTACCTGTTTCATCATCATCAAATTTATCAAGGGAGATATGGCAATAGCGTGATTTATCAATTACTACCGTCTCAGCTTTGTTGATGTTAGGAATTAAATTGCCATCTTTATCAACTGTATACCCCGCTTGATGATGCTGAACTACAAGCGCAGATTCTTTGCCATAATCCAAACTTGTGGGATTATCGTTAGTTCTGTATGCCTTAACATTATTTTGTCCAAAAGCATGGATAAAAGCTACATCTTGGACGTTATTAGGATCGATAGGCGTGGCAGTATCAGTTGGATTAATTTCTTTGACGCCAACCGTTAAATAGCCATCACCATCTTTTCGTTGGAATCCAATTTGTTGTCCAATTACAGATGCGACATGTAATTCTTCCATCTTTTGCTCTATTTTAGCTTGTAAATCGAGATTTTTAGGGAATTTGATTTGCCAGCCGTTCCGAATCGCGTCCTGTGCTGGTTTATACACGACTTTACGAGCAATTGCATCATTTTTACAACGGTCAGTATACGCATCATAATCTTGAATTGATAAAAAATCTGGATGCCAAATTAAATCTTGATATTTTGTTCTTGGGTTTAAGTCTAAATCGTCATTACGAACCACCTGTGGGGTTTGGTAGTGTTTTATCTTTTTCTTAGCCAAAGTTTTATACCTCCTTTCCTAAAAACGCATTACAGGCCCTTTAGCACGTCTTGTCAGCTTTCTAACCGCGTAAACCATCGAGTCAACGTTGTCATCGTGTGGCATATTTGGAAAGCCAACCCATTCCTCAATCATGTCTTCGATTTCTGGCTTCCATCGTGGATGGGGAACAAATATTTGACCAGCTTCAAAAACCGGACTGACAGAAGCAGCACGAGCTTCCTTGCTATCTGCACCTGGTGAAACAGGCATAATTCCAGTAATCTCACGACGTAGCGTATCGATGATTGCTGGACCGTTTGCTTTGTCTTCTACGAGTTTAGCAATGGCTTCTGGATATAGACGTGACATCGCTCTAATAGCGTCTAGCGTTTGTGTAAAGCTCAATCGCTTGTGACACCAATTAGGACGCAGATAAACGTTAACTCCACGCCTTGACCAAGTCTGGCCGGCAACGAAGTCATCATTCTCTTTGGATTTAAAAGTTGCATCCCAGGCTTGAACGGATTCATCTAAGTGACGTGGTAAAATTGCTACTTCTTTTTCAGTTAATCCAAGCTTGACCATTGTTTCTCTATCAGGCACATAGTACTTAATCCATTCGCGTTTGATGATGTTACCACCCTCAACAGTCGGGCTTTGCTGGTACAAAGCTTGAAACTTGTGTGTACCCATGTCGAGTTTGTGGTGTTTTAATTCATCAAGTGAGTGTAATTCCGGACAAAGAGCTTCGCCGTTGTGACGTCCAATAGCGTCCGTTTGACCTGTTGGAATGTCATAACTAATAGCAGGAAGCTTGATTTCTTCCCATGGTAGGGATGAATCTTTAAGTAAGCGGCCTGCAAGATCATCTGTTTGCCATCTAGTCATGATAACGATAACTGAACCGCCTTTTTGCAAGCGCGGATAAAAAGTCATCGTCCACTCATTCCAGATTTTTTCTTTGATTGTTGGTGAACTGGCTTCTTCTGCGTTTTTTACAGGGTCATCAATAACAAGCAAATCAGCTGACATACCTGTTGCCCCACCAAGAACAGACGTAGCATAAAAACCACCACGATGATCAGCAATATCAAATGTTTGTGAGGTGTTTTTACTTGTAGTCAATCCGAATAGATCACCAGACAAATCAGAAAAAGCACGCCGGTTGCTGGTCGCGAATTGACTATATAAGTCTTGCGAGTAAGCAACTATCATGGCGTGCTTGTCTGGATTCTGCATTAAGTAATACGATGGAAAAGTTTTTGTTATAGTTAGGCTTTTGCCATGTTGTGGGGGCATTGAAATGATATAAAAATGCTGTTCCCCATCAATAATTTTTTGCAATTTGTCTGCAATGTATTGAGTATGTTTGTACATGCACATTGACGGATTAGCAAGCATAAAGTAATCAGCATAAAAGCGCCGTGCTAATGCTTGACGTGCAGCTAAACCAACGCCTTGCTTTTCTAAGTTAGTTAAATTAAGCATTATCGTCACCCGTTAACTTTGCTAATTTACGTAAATCTTCCGTACTCAATTGATCCATCTTATCGCGAACTTTATCAGTAACGGTGTGAAGCTGTTGAGCTTGTGCCTTGGCCACTTGTGCCTCTGCTTCGGCTTTAATCGCCTCGGCTTGTGCTTTCTTGATCTGTGCCTTATCCAATTCAGACAGTGGATAACGCTTCAAGATTTCCCTAGCTGCACTCATCATGTCCATATAAGAGGGGGGAATGTCCTCAACCCAGGTTTGATCCTGGAACTTGAATCTTTGCTTAGTTCGGGTTTTTCCTTTCGCAATATCAGACAGTAGCTCAAGTGCTTCTTTTGCACTCATAATCTTGCTATCTTCAATATCCTTCATCTTAGATTCAATGTATTCCTTGATCTGAGGTTTTTTGAGGTTCTCCGCACCTGTCTTATATGCAGCTTTTTCTTTATATCCAGCACTAATAGCCGATTGGGTGGCATTCCCAGTCTTGATATACTCATCGGCAAACTTCTTTTGTTTGACGGTTAGTTTTGGCTTTTTCAAGACTGTTCACACCTCCTCAATCAAATTAAATTGTTTATCGGTTATCTTTAAGATTTTTGGGGACATTTGCTCCATATCCCTGTAATGTCAACTACCCCAGAATTAATTCTAGGGCTTAGTGGCTCGTTAGCTTGCGCTAACCAGAACACCAACACAAAAGGCTTGCGAGAAATCGAATCTCGCCAGTAGAGCGAGGATCTACTGCACCATGAGCCTCAATAACTATTAATAACACAAATTATCATCAACCGTAATTTGTTTGCCTGAAAGATCAGGCGATAAGCAAGACTGGAATCGAACCAGCTTAATCCTTACTTGCTTTTGCGCATACGCCACTTAAATTGCTTTTGATAATGACCATCAGCAATCTTTACAACGTCGTGGCCATCTCCTTGAGTTCCAACTCCATAATAAGTAGAGTAAGACGCAAGCTTATGTTCGCATGGCTTAGACGCTTGGTTTTTATCGTAATACTTTAAGTAATCCTCAGGAGTTGCCCCTGTTTCTAACTTAAACCAATCGGCCATTTCCGCATTATCAAGACAAGCTTCTGCGCGTTTTCTTCGGCGATCCTCCAAAGATACACCATCTTTTTTGTGTCTTGGTAAATGCCAGGAATCTTGATACTTTTCTAGATACTCTTTTGGCATCATGCCAGTTTCTTGCTTAAAAGCAATGAGTTTGACCATGTTGCGCTGATATCTAGTATTGAGTTTGCTAAGCTTCTTAGCTTCTTTTAAAAACCTGTGACGTTTAACTAATTCTTCATACTCACTTGGTGCCATTAAAACACATCCTCAATATCATCGTCAGGTTTGATAGGTCTAGTAATTTGTTGAGCAACCTGTTGGGCGGCTTGCTTAGCAATCGTTTCTGTTTGTTGGGCTTTAATGGCATCAAAGCCTTCTTTGATCTCTTTGTGATAAATAGCCCCTACGGCTACGCCTGCAACAAAAGTTAAAATTTTACTCATCTTAGTCCTCCAAGTCTGCAATTCGTCAACTACCCCAGAATTAATTCTAGGGCTTAGTGGCTCGTTAGCTTGCGCTAAC